AGGGTTGAGTGCTAGACCACCTACAAGTGTTGGTCCTGCGACAGTAGTAATAAATACTAATGCACGATGGATAAAAAACTTAGTAGGGGTTACAATAGTTGATGGAGTATTAGTATCTAATGTTCCTAGCTCTACAAGACAGTCTCCGTCTGCATATGCTGTACCAGTATCTGTATCTGCTAGTGATCCTACAAACGTTTGTATTTTACGTGTGCCGAATGAATGTAACAGACCTGTACCTGTTATTCCTGTACCAAAGGTTACGTTATCTTCGTAAGCCTCAATACCTTTTGTAAAAGTTGTTGTTGCCATTTTAAAAATCCTCCTGTGGTGTTACCACGTTGCTTGGCATAGTGTGGGTTTACCACTTATAGTTTTTTATTTTTTCTTCATAACTCGTCTAGTAGCACCGCCTCTTGAGTAGCCTTTTTTCTTCATGCCACCTTTAGCCATACCTTTTTTCTTCATAGCCATAGCTCCACCACGAGCCATAGTTTTTTTCTTCATTCCTCCACGAGCCATGCCTTTTTTCTTTTTAGGTGTACCACCACGAGCCATACTTCTTTTTACGCCAGCAGTATCACGTTTAGTAAATCCTAGCATATCTGCTACTTCAGATTTAGTTAACCCTAATAGCTTTATCATTTTATTAAAGTCTGATTTTTTTGACGTATTTTGTTTTGATGCCATTGTTAATTCTCCTGATATAAATTGTTGAACACTCGTTGCGTATCCCAGATGTACTCTACATCTTCCTTTGAGTGAAATATGTTCTGATTAGGTCTAAAGTCAGGAGCACCTTGCCCTGTTTCAAACCAAGCTGGGTGAGTTACTCTCACTCTGTTGTTGGGTAACGCAACCATGTTACCTGTATATTCTCCTGCATCTAACAATTCTAATACGTGTGATTGTTTATGCTGGGCAGGATCATCTGCTACTTCACTATCTGTATAGTCAACTGTAAAGTAGTACTTAGCTGGATAAAACTCTCCATCTACTTTAGCTATCCAAGGGGCAGGACTTGCACGTTCTAGTTTGTAAACACTGTGATAGTGTGACATACAATCCCAAGGCTGGGCTAAATAAGGTGGCAATGCTTTGGGCCATTGCTCATACGGTGTGTCAGCTACGAGGGCTGTCAGAGGCATCCTTGCCCACATCGCCCCTCCGTGTATGTTGTGCTCGTCTTCCAATTCGTCTGACTCGCATCCTGTAAAGATAACTTGGAAGCTGAGAGTTCTGTTCGGCATTGTCGTTACTGCTATCACCATGCAGTGCAGAAACTCTCCGTGATATTCTTCGTGATTCTTTGTATATTCTCTTCTTACCCATGCTTTAAAATGTGGTATGTTACTTTGTAGATACGGCATATAATATTCCTTTTATATATACCGTACTCTATCATATGAAAATATACCTGTCAACTAGCTTACTTATAAAACATGCCGCCTTTACGCATGTCTGTGCTTCCTGACTTAACTGAACCACCACGGTTCATATAACCCATCTTGTTACGTACAGCAGTAGGTAGTTTCTTTAAACCAGTTTGACTTGATTTAGTTTGAGCAAGACCACCTACATTCATACCTTCAAATGGATTTTCTAATGGTTTAACAGGTTTTTTACGTAAAGAACTAGATATTTTTCTACCTACAGCAGATGCTTCTTGAGCATCTTTTCTATCAATAGCTCTAATAATTTCATCGTATTTAGTTTGATTTATTCTATTAGCTCGTAAATCACGACCTGCTTTTTCTATAGCTTTAGCTCTTGATAAACTAGTATAAGAAACCATACTTCCTACACCTTGTTTTTTATTTTGTTGTGTAGTTGTTTTTGCACTAATGTTTCCTATGGCTGCTTGTTGACGCTCTTGAGAGCTTTGTGGTTTTCTAGCAGCAGGACGAGTATCTTCTTTTTTAGGTTTTGCTGCATCAGCAGAAACTTTACGTAATTTTTTCTTAGTATCATCAATCATCTTAGATAGTCTAATTTTACGTTTTTTCTTCTGTTGGTCTGTAATATTTTTTAAAGCATCAATTTCTTTATATATTTTACTTTTTAATGAAGTCAAGGCTTGAGTTGTAGGTGCATCCTTAATAGCTTTTATATTTGCACCTGTAAGATTATCACCTGCACTAGCTGCACGAGTATCTTTTTTAGCTACTTTAGGTTTATCTACTGCTGGCGATCTTGGTTTACGATCTGCTGTAGGTTTTGCACCTTTTGGTTTTTCACCTTTAGCTTTAGCAGTATCAGCCGCTTTAGCTTCAGCCTCTTGTGTTTTTAATTTATCTGTAACTTTTTTATCTATAGTTCTTTTTGCTCTAAGTATAGGTTTAGGGCCATCTAAATTTTTACTAGCAGCATTACCTGCTGCAATAATTTGTGAATTAGAATTTTTTACATTATCTTTTGAAATTAAACTATCTACTTTTCTATCAATAGCTGTAGCACTTTTTAAATTTTTAAATAAATTTTTAAGCTGATTAGCTGTATACTCTACTACTTTTTTGCTTGCCATTAGTTTATTCCTCTTACCATTTAACTTTGTGTGACCAATAACGAGCACTGAGCTTACTAGGCTTAGAGTCTTGTGCATTGTGTCTTGCATAATAGCTCTTCTTACGAGCTTTGTCTTTCGCAGTTGAAGGATTTTTACCAGCACCGCTTACGCCTTGCTGTCCAAACCTTATAAATTTATAAGTGTCACCTTCTTTAGCCATTACGCAGTGTGACTTCTTAGGGTGCTTAGGTGTACGTTTAGGTTTGTTCACACCAGACAGACCCTCTGCTTTCATTTTAGTCTTAACTCTTTCAGGAATCGCCATCAGTTTATCCTATGGTAGCATTGCTATTACAAATATAGTTATAGCTGTCCACATAAATATCCATATATAATACTCTTTAATAAAAGAAAGTATCTTTTTATGCATCAGTCCAACCTTCTTCACGCATAGCCCACTCTACATGTTCCAAAGTAAATGGCCTACCATAGTGATTCTGCACTGCTTCACGTACATAGAATACATCACTGTGGGGAATATGTAAATCTTCAAGAGTACCATTTAATACGTGCTTATAAAACTCTTCAAGAACATTGTCTGTCCTTAGTTTTACTGATTTCTTTGCCATTGTCAATACCTTTTATACATAAATATAAATAAATGTTAGTTATTACTGTACTCACTGTACGTGAGTACTTATATGTTTTTATAGATATATGTTATTTTAGTTATGTATGTGTGTATTTAAGTGTTTCACTGTACGTGTATCACTTATAGTGACCCTACCCTAACTAACATACTTAGTTTTACACATTCTCATTATCATGTCAATAGTAAATCGTACTGTGATTGCATTATATTTATTAATGTTGCTGTGTTGCACATATACAACACTATATTTGTGATCACAAACTACTGTAAACCACTATATATGTAATGTGGTTAACACCTCATTTTCCTGATCTGTGTAGGAGTTCATGCATATATAACGCTATGGGGGCGCATGGCCCCTGCCCAGCCACCTTCAACGTGCAATTGCGCCCATAATGCAAGGCCATGACGCAGGTTGAAAGCAAATGTGATAGCATCATCCACCATCGTATCGAAGATACGTTTAGTTTCAACAGGTTACTTGTCTACGACAACTGTTATGCAATCAGTTGCCACTACAAGTAGTGAAAAAACAGGGGAGATTTTCACATCAAAGATGTGTAGAGATGCCGATGCACATTATACCACTACATCAGCTATGCTGATAGATAACCTTACAGCAAAGCTGTACAGAACCATACCCCCTCTTACCAATACCATTGGTCAATCATGTGATCCTACAAGCCGCATTAGCTCTGCCAATGGAAAACTAACGGTCCGACGTTGGACCCTTAACATCTAAAGATGTTGTATATTTGTCACAGTTTTACAGATCGAATAGCAGTTTGCCTTGTGAGTTTAACGCACGAGTTTCGTAATTACTTGTAATTACTGCAACAGCGTGGGAAACGGCAGGCGCAGAGGATCACGAGGCAACTTTTCAGTCTCCAAAACTTATACTATCTTCTTACATTTTTAATGATAGAACTATATCTCACTTCTTGTGAGAGATATAGGTTCTCTCATATAAAAATAGAAGATAGATAAAGGAAGCTCAAAATGGCAAATTCAACTGGTACATCAATTTCTGCTTTAATCACCGAAGGTTTGGACCTTGGTAAAATCTGGAAAAACAAAGTCGCTGCTGAAAGAAAGTCATTCACTCAAGACACCAAAGAAGGTGGATTTGATATGAGACTTGGCAAACTGATACAGACTCTAAAGAGTCAAGCTGAAAAGAAAGGACAAATCAGTAGACAAGTCTTGACTGCTCATGGCATTTATGCCATTGACAAAAGACGTAGAAGCGAAGCTCTTTGGTTTGTTGAAAATCATGCTTTAGCATTAGAGTTAATTGAATCCTCAAAGAAAGGATTTACATCTCTTTCGGCACTACAAAGAGCAGCAAGAGAAGCTGCTAAAGCAAATACATCTTCTAAAGAAGAAGATACTAACAGCGAAGCTGATAACAGCGAAGCTGAACGGTCCGACGTTGGACCCTCAGAAGATAAACCGAAGGTTGTCGTTACCAAAACTCTCTTGGTAAATACAATCTTACAGCAAGCTGAAATCAATAAGATTGACCTTGAAGAGGTCATTATGGATTTAATGGAAGCTCAAGAAAGAAAGAATCAAAAGGTAGCAGCGTAAGCTGTTACCAATTAACCACACATAAAGGAAATTCAAAATGGATTATGATTTTTTTAGTGATCTTTACAAAGATGTTTATGGCTTTAGGCCACGAGGCATAGTGCCAACTGCTGAGTTGCTAGACAGCTTACAGCGTGAGTTGAATAATCAACTTGCAGAGGAACGTGCTATTGAGGATAAAAGTATCAATGCTTGTATGGATCATGGTGCGCCAGACATAGACACTGCTATGCGGTGGCTTGAGCAAGCTAACATTCACCCACAGTGGGTTTAATTGAAACCGTCCAATGTTGGACACTTTAAAAGGAACTTTTATAATGCCTGAACGGTTTAAAACAAGTATAAGATACTTGGTTAAAGAAACTAAAAAAGATATTGAACAGCGTCAGCAAAATGCTGCTACGGCTCAATTTATGCAAATTGCAGAGCAACTAGACGGTCCGACGTTGGACCGTTCAAATGATAAACAGACCATTACAGAATGGTCACATGATACAGGATGGTACACCCCATGACATTACGTGAAGCAAGGCGCATCAATCGTAACAGAACTATCGGCTGGGTTTGCCTTGCCGTTAGTTGGACAGCTTTTATTACGTTATTGGCAATGATGCCAATGATACATGATACTTTATTTTAATAGTATATAGTTAATATAACACTTGATACTTTAGTGAAAGTGTTATATAACATATATACATTACTTCAAACTGAAACGGTCCGACGTTGGACCCTCTAAAAGGAACTTTTATAATGGCATATCGTGGTAAGTTAATCGCTAGTGGTGCTGATGCTAAAACAATCAAAGGCAATGGTGACAAGTATGAAACTGCAATCATGTATATGATGCCTTGGAAATCATTTGGCATAAATGTTTGTGCCAATGCTGAGATAGCAGGTTGCATTGAAGGTTGCCTGTTTACAGCAGGGCGAGGTGCAATGAATACAGTACAGCAATCTCGTGCTAGGAAAACAGAATGGTTCGCCAAAGATCGTGTTGGCTTCATGGCGGCAATGGTTGTAGACTGTGGCAAGTTTGCCAAGTATTGCGCCAAGCAATCTGTCAAGCCTGTCATACGATTGAATGGCACTAGTGACATACGTTGGGAACGTATACCAGTGGTCAAGGATGACGTGACATATGATAACATATTTGCAGCTTATCCTGACATTCAGTTCTACGACTACACAAAGATTGCCAACCGTAAGGTTGACAGTATCGACAACTACTATCTTATCTTTAGCTACAGCGAAGCTGATGTACGCTACAAACCACAGGTTGACATTGCTTTAGCAAAAGGTATGAACATGGCAGTTGTATGGCGTGACATTGAGTGTATTCCAGATACATTCCTTGACCGTACAGTTGTATCTGGTGACGCTGATGATCTCAGGTTCCTTGATCCTAGCAATGTGATTGTCAGTTTGTATGCCAAAGGTCGTGCTAAGAAAGACACAAGCGGATTTGTACTTGACTAGTCAAAAGGAATATGCAATGAAACCAACAGTAGGAATAGTTAATCCTGTAGCTAAAGCTATGTTACAGGATCGTAAATCACCACAGGTTGTGTTGCCCAAGAAAGGCAACAAAGCTAAACGCAACCGTAAGAAGGAGTTCAGAGATGCGCTACGAGATGCAGAACTACGTTAAGTTCACTAAACGAAAACGGTCCGACGTTGGACCGTCTAAGAAACATAATGACGATTGGAAACGTGAACGTAAGATAGCACGTAAACAGAAACTACAAGCAAGAAAGGTAGCATAGCATGTCTACTCAAACCAACACAACTAACCCAACCCCAACTAGCGAAGGAGCTAACACCATGACAAATTCAACAATCACAACTGTACAGACACTTCACCCTGAGTTGTATGCCGATCACACATATCACATGCAAAGAGCCGTGAACTACACATATAACTATGTGGTAATTGATACGGTTTTGTTGGAGAACTATGCCGATATGACTGTCAATGAAATAGCTCAAGCTATGAATGAGTACAAGCATCGTATTACCTACCGTGTGCAAGTGTTGCAAGCACTTGGCCTAATCAAAGCCAAGCGTAACACTGGCAAAATGCAACTGCTTAAAACCAAGCGTATGCTTGAAGCACAGTTGAAAGATGTCAACGCAGAGCTAGATAACCTAGCAGCTTGATGTACTTGTTACTAGTGCCAATATCGTCTTACATGTTGCTACTACCCACCATTGCGGTAGTAGTGACAGTAGGCTATGATATAAAAAGTATTGACACTATCAGCATATGGATTATATACATGGAAGTGCAATGCATAGGATATGTGTTGTACAAACTCAAAAGGAAAATGCTATGAGAGTTGAAGTTTACTACAACTTACACAAAAATGTATTCTCTGTCCGACACAAGGGCAGAGTAATACAACATACAAAGATGGCTGTTATCAAAGATGCAGAGTACGTAGTACGTCCTGCTGGTAGAGCCAAGGTACTGCGTGAAGGCACGAAGAATGTTCATGCCTTTGTGCGTGGCGAATGGCTAGGTGTAACTATGGCTTGGATACCTCACCACGATAGAGGTAAAAGAGTTACATACAATCCATATAAATACTCTACCTTTGTAGAGGCATTGACTGATGAACCAATACATGCTAGTGATCTAGCTGTACTATGGAAAGAACCAAATGTGAAACCAAAGATAGGAGCATATACACATGAGTAAAACAGCAGAAGATTGGAAAAAAGAACGTGACGAGGCTGACCGTGTAAAGAATGAGAATGCTAAGGCATTGTCTGAACAGCAGCGCAAGGCAATAGAACTTGCATGGAATGCCATACAAAGCACTGAGTTTAGTATGCAGGAAATGTTTGACATAACAATAGAAGATTGCAGGGCTATCAGTAAAGCTGAGTGGAAGCTACGCTCTGCATTCCCTGAGTTATGCAAACCAAAGTGTACCTGTGATGATTAATAGGTACGAGATACTTGTATCTGTTGATGGTCAGGAGAGTTGTATCACATTAGATGATACCTTTCCTGCCATTGATAGGTGGGATAAGGCAAGTAGCATGGCGGTGCTTATGGCAAAGCACATGTACCCTGATAGTGAGGTAGAGTTTATCTCTTGCGAGGAATACCCTGCTGAAGAGTATGAGCAATATGATTATATATATGAAGCACCAATGGCGGTGCAGTAAGGAGTTACTATGAGAGCTAAGATCAAACTGACTAAAACTATGCTTAATAAAAGCATTATAGATGCCAACAAAACTGTTACCAAGTTTTTGGATGAAGACTTTGGTATGAGTTATGATGAAGCCTTTTTTACCAATACATATTTTAATACTGAAAAAGATAAGTTTGAACGTAATAGGTATGTAGTCGAAGCAGAATATATAGATGGTACAGAAGCACGTGTTACATTCTATCGTTCAGAGAAACGTGGAGACAAACGTATCAGTATACAGAAGCTCAAGAAGTATGCAGATGCAGGTGACATTGTATCACTGTACTCTGATAGTGAGAGTTACGGTGACGGTACACGTATCTTTATACAAGTACACAGACCAGTAGAAGAGGACGCAGCTTAATGATAATGACAGCAGCAATAACATGCTTGGCACTTAATGTGTATCACGAGGCACGTAATGAGCCTATGAATGGTATGTATGCCGTAGCCAGTGTAGTCATCAACAGAGTACAAGATGACAGGTGGCCTAACAATGTATGTGCGGTAGTTAAAGATGGCTACCATAAGGACAGTCATAAGTGCCAGTTCAGTTGGTACTGTGACGGTAAGAGTGACAGACCAAAAGAGGACAGGGCATGGGCTATGGCTGTACTGGTAGCTGATGATATACTAAAAGGCACAGTTGATGATGTATCTCATGGAGCCACACACTACCATGCCAACTACGTGAAACCTATATGGGCTAAGAAGCTGACACGAACTGTGTCTTATGGGTCACACATATTCTACAAGTAGCTTACCGTTACTGTAATAGGTAGACAAGACTATATAACTAGGGCATAGTTGCCCCATACTTAACATAAGGAGAAATAGTATGCCATTTGATTTTCCACAACACATCGACTTTGACGTAGCCTTTGAACCAACAAAGATGCGTGACAAGAAGTACGTACTCAACGCCAAGACAGGTGAGTACCTTGGTATTGTAGGCAATGGGTTTACCTGTGTCTCACACAAGGACTTCTATACCAACGTAGTTGATACAGTTACAGAAGAACTAGCTACGTATGAGATAGCTGACGCTGACTACAAGTTCAGTACTGCACGTAATGGTGCATGGACTATGCTTGACATTACTTTGCCTAACATGAAAGCTAAGGTGCATACTGACAAGCACGAGACAGAGCTTGCCAACCGTATCATATCTTTGCATGGTGTCGATGGTTCATGTAGCAATCAGGCATTCTTTGGTGAGATAGACTTCTTCTGTACCAATGGTTCTATAGTGGGGTCTTACGATAAGATACGCCGTAAGAATACATCTAACTTTACCTTGGAAAGTTTCATCTACGAACTGAACAAGGCACGAGATAGCTTCTATGAGAGAGCAGCAAAGATGCAAGTGTGGGCAGAGACAGACCTCAAGTATGTCGATGTGTCTAGCTTGCTAGAAGAACTGATTACATCTAAGCGTAAGGCAGAGAAAATGTACGGCTTGTACATGGATGAAGCCTCTACTCGTGGGCATAACAAATGGGCATTGTATTCTGCCTTTACAAACTATGCCAGCTATGCTGATGAACGTAATGGGTTCAACCTCAAGAACACAGGCAATGACACACAGGCTATCAGCATGTGGTCACGAGAGCAAGAGGTGACTAAGTGGGTCAGTGATAAGAAGTTCATTGAACTGGCTGCTGCTTAATGGCTAGGCTACCTAGATACGTACAGGAACGAGTGTCATCTTCTGGTGACATCTCGTACCGCTTTAATCCACCGTCTATATTAGTGGAAGAAGGTGTAGTTAAACGAGAGACTTACGGCACAGACTTAAAGCAAGTTCGTAAGATAGTTAAACAACACAATGATACCATTGACCTTTGGCGTGAGGAACAACTACAGATTGCAAAGCTGTACAAGGGCAGCAAAGTCACAGACTTGATTAACTATTACTATCAATCTAATGATTTCAATATGTTACGTGATACAACTAAGGTAGATTACAGATACTTTCTTACAGTACTTCATCAGACTATGGGTACACGTAAGTACCTCAACGTTACCTCTAAGGTTGCAAAGCAAGCCTATGAAGAATGGGTCAAGCGAGGTATACCTTTTGCCAATCATGCTGCTACCTGTGCCAGTAGGATATACAACTATGCTATTCAAATGGAGTACGCCACACAGAATCCTTGGGCTAACATCAAGCGTAAGGCTGCACCTCAACGTAAGATGGTGTGGTCACATGGTGAGGTGATCAAGTTCCTTGACACTGCGTACTCTGACTTTGAGTACAGAAGCCTTGGCTTGATCGTACACATGGCATACGAGTGGTGTCAGCGATTAGGTGACATGCGTATGCTCACATGGGATAACATAGACTTTACCTATGGTAAGCTAGAGTTAGAACAGAGCAAGCGTAGGGCAGAGGTCAGTCTACCTATCTCTGATAGCCTGTTGCACATGTTAAAGGAACAGAAGAATGACTTTGGCTTTCAGCTATTTGTTGCACCTCATCCGACAAGACCAGTGCAAGGTATGTTTATGCCGTACACTATGGAACGTCTGTCTAAAGTAGGTAGGCGTGTCATGCGACTAGCTAAACTACCAGAAGAGCTACGTCTTATGGACTTACGTAGAACTGGTGTAACCCAAATGATAGACAAGGGTGTACCTTTGCCACAAGTTATGTCAGTGACAGGACACAATCATGTGGCTTCTGTGAAACCATATATGAAACATACTTACACTAGTGCAAATAATGCCTTGACACAGAGAGATGTAAGTGTATCCTTGAGTGCTAACGAATAACATGAAAGGTTAGTAGTATGAACATACAAGATATTATAAGTGATCTATCACTATCTAATGGTGAGAGTAGACGTATGACATGTCCTAGTTGTAAGACTAAGAATACATTTACTATCACTAACAACATGGGTAGTATCGTATGGAATTGTTACAAAGCCAGTTGCCCTGTGTCGGGTGGCACACGTACAACATTGACTGCTGCTGATATACGAAAGTCATTGGGTAGTGTTGCAGAAGAGACACACGTATCAACTTTTTCTAAGCCAGAGTGGTTGGTGCGTGACTACAAGAAGCTCACAGGTTTCTGTGACGAGTGGGAGCTAGACCCACAAGACTTAGGGCTATTGTATGACGTGAAGGAAGATCGTGTGGTCTTCCCTGTTATACATGGCGGTACTACAGTAGATGCCACAGGTAGGGCTTTGGGAAAGCGACTACCTAAATGGAAGAGGTATGGAAATTCGTGCTTGCCATACACTTATGGACATGGTAAAACTGCTGTAGTTGTTGAGGACTGCATAAGTGCTGCTGTTATAGGTGACGGTGGTGTATATGTCGGGGTCGCAGTGTTGGGTACATCATTGTCCGATGGACATAAGAGGTACTTATCGCAGTTCTCAACAGTTATAATTGCGTTAGACCCCGATGCCCTACAGAAGACACTGCTATTTGCAAGAGAGATGAGAACATACGTAGACACAGTTAAGGTTATGTATCTGCGTGACGATTTAAAATACAGAAACCCTACCGACTTACACAACTTAACAACACTAGGAGATTAACATATGGAATTATCATTGATACGTAGTCTCATGGACAAAGACTTCTACGATGAACATCGTGGCGCACGTTGTCCTGACAGACTGTTCAGTAAAGATGTTCGTAAGATCAAGCAGTCTATTGATACTGCTATGATACGTTACGAGCGTACAGTTACACCAGCAGAGATTGAGGCATTGTTCATGGCGAACAATCCTACCCTCACCACTGCACAGAAACAAGCGTACAGTCACCTGTTCATGCAGGTAACTAAGCAAGTACCTATGGGCAGTGACGTAGCACAAGAGGTGCTATCCAAACTGTTTCAACAGGTAGTAGGTGAAGACATAGCTAACCTTGGCTTTGACTATGTGAACGGTGACAAGTCTAGCCTTGAGCCACTACGTAATATGCTTGAGCAATACGGTGATGACTTCACACCTAACTTACGAGTTACTTGGGAAGACATTGACTTCGATACTATCATGGCACTCAATGACCTTGAGACACGATGGACATTCAACATACCTACATTGACACGTAAGGTTGAGGGTGTAAACGCTGGTCACTTAATTGAGGTAGGTGCAAGGCCCAACACAGGTAAGACATCCTTCCATGCCTCTCTTGTGGCTGGTCCTAATGGTTTCTGTGATCAAGGTGCAAAGGTTATTGTCTTGTGCAATGAAGAAGGTTATGGGCGTGTCGTAATGCGTTACATCAATGCTGTTAGTGGCTATGATAAATATGAGCTACAAGTGCCAGAGCTTAGGAAGAAAGCAATGGCTGCATTCTTGAGGATCAAACCTAATCTCATGTTCAAAGACGCAACTAGTTGTGACATGAATTGGGTTGAGTCCGTATGTAAATCATACAAGCCTGACATAGTTATATTAGATATGGGTGACAAGTTCTCCAAAGCTGGTGGGTTTGCACGTCCTGATGAGGCACTCAAGGCTAACGCTATACATGCTAGGCAGATAGCCAAGCAGCAAGAGTGTGCCATGTTCTACATGTCTCAGCTATCTGCTGATGCAGAGGGTAAGGTTGTCCTCAACCAAGCTATGATGGAAGGTAGCCGCACAGGTAAGGCAGCAGAAGCTGACCTCATGCTGATGATCTCTAAGAACCCTACAGTTGAGGGTCAAGAAGAAGAAGACAACCAGCGACACATCAATGTCGTTAAGAATAAACTATCAGGTTGGCATGGTATTGTTCACACTGATCTTGAGTACAAGATAGCGAGGTACGTAGCATGACTCATAATTGTATAAAATGTGACGCTTACCTAGCCATAGGTAAAAACTGGCAAGAGTCTCGAAAAGCAAAAAGACATTATATATGTGCAGACTGCCATGCTGCACAAAACAAGCTGAAAATGTATGTTAATGGAAAGTATGTATCAAAGTCACACCCACTGTACAAGGCAGGTAACTACAAGACATTTGATGACGCTGCCTTTAGTTCTTTAACTAACTACAATACCACTACCTCTGGTTATGTATATGCTATGGGTAATGCGGCATGGCCTGAGTGGATCAAGATAGGTAAGGCAGTTGATGCAGAGGACAGGTTGAGTTCGTACCAGACTGGCTCACCACTACGTGACTACACTCTTGTACACTACGCCTACTCAGATGATCGTAACGTAGCTGAGAGACAAGCACATGAACTGGCAGGTAAGCTGGGAGATAAACTTAACGAGTGGTTCAAGATAAGTAATGAAGATGCTGTAGTAGTTATAGAACAAGCAGTGTCAGAAGAGATGGAGATTGCACAATGAATAGAAACTATTACATAGAAGAACTAACTAAAAGAGTGGAGAGCCTTGAGAAAAGCCTTGCCGTACTAGAAAAATTATTATTTGGGGATAGTAAATGATAACTGTGACATATATACAACATATGGGCAACGATCTTACTGTAGTCAATGCAGCAAGAGTATCCTTTGGTAAGCAGAAGGAAGCTCTTGGCTTTACTGGTATAGAAGGTGGAGCAATGCGTCCTATATTGCATGACAGTGATTTAAAATTAATACGTTACTTAGCCAAGCACAGACACATGTCACCATTTGGTCACTGCTTTGTGTCGTTCCATGTCAAGGCTCCTATTTTTGTAGCTAGACAACTAGTGAAGCACAAGTTCCTACGATGGAATGAGATCAGCCGTAGGTATGTAGATGATGAACCTGAGTTTTATGTGCCTAAAGATTGGCGTGGCAAAGCATTAGATAAAAAACAAGGTAGTTCTGGTGTCATTGATATAGATTATGATGCACTGCCTAGCTTTGAGTATCATGCTCTGGAATGTTATAAAGACCTTTTGTACCTTGGTGTAGCACCAGAGCAAGCACGTATGGTGTTGCCACAAAGCACCATGACAGAATGGTATTGGTCAGGTAGTCTTGACGCATTTACTGATATGTGTCATCTTAGGCTGAAGGCTGATACACAATATGAAACACAAGTAGTTGCAGCTAGGATAGCAGAGTATCTTGAAGACATATACCCTGTGTCATGGCAAGCACTAATGGAAGGAGATGACAATGGCTAAATGGACAGTACCAGAAAAAGACTTTACAGTACAAGCAAAGATTACTAAAGCTATGCATAAAAACAATCTCACAGTAGATGAAGTTCTTGAAGCAATAGATGCGTACACTAACAATAAACAATTTGAGGCAGACCTATATAATACCTACCTCGGCAACGCAGAATAGGAGACTACATGATACTGACCATTGACGTAGAAAACACAGTAACCAAACGCAACGGCAAGATGCATCTTGATCCGTTTGAACCAACCAATACATTAGTTATGGTGGGTATGCTAGATGATCTTGGTAACGAAAACCTTATAACATTCGATCACTCAGAGCAACAACCTACCACAAATGGGCGGCGTATAGTACAAGACGCATTAGACGCTGCCCATTTACTTGTTGCACACAATGCACCGCATGACTTGCTATGGCTATGGGAGTCAGGCTTCACATATACTGGTGAAATATTCGACACCATGCTAGGTGAGTATGTATTACAACGTGGACAGAAGCAACCACTATCTCTTGAGGCATGTGCAGAACGCTACGAGCTTGATACCAAGAAACAGGACACACTCAAAGAATATTTTAGCAAGGGTATATCTACCAGAGACATACCTTATGCAGAGTTGTCAGAGTATCTATCGCATGACTTACATGCTACTCAACAACTGTACAATGTTTTGATGACATCATACGAGGAATGCAGTTCACTGGAAGGAACGCTCAAGCTGACTAATCAACTGGCTATACACTTGGCACGTATCTATCAGCGTGGCTTTCAGGTAGACATGGACGCATTGATGCAAGTGCGTGACGAGTTTGAGTCAGAACGCAGGACGCTTACCATTGCCCTTGAGGAACAGGTAGCTGACCTTATGGGTGACAGACCTATCAATCTCAACAGTCCAGAGCAATTGTCTTGGGTAATCTACAGTCGTAAGCCTGATGACAAGAAGGTGTGGCCTGATTTGTTTGATGAACGTATGCCTGATAATGAGTACAGAGGCACTGTTAATCTGCATAGTACTAAGTTGTATAAGCAGAAAGCATATCAATGCCATGATTGTAATGGCTTAGGCAAAGTGTATCGTACCAAAAAAGATGGTACACCTTTTGCTAAACCTAGCAAGTGTAATACGTGTGTTGCACATGGTTTTCTGTACGAGAACAAACAGCAGGTTGCTGGCCTCAAGTTCTATCCACCTACACCTAAATGGGTTAGTGCCAATGGCTTTGGTACTGGCAAAGATAACCTAACATTCCTTGAGGGCATTGCACGATCCAAGGGTATGCGTGAGGCTGAGTCTTTCTTACAGAAGGTGCGTAGACTATCAGCAGTAGAAACGTATCTCAGCAGCTTCGTAGAGGGCATAGCAACGCATGTTAAGGGTGACGGTAAGCTACACGTTAGGTTACTGCAACACCGCACTGGTACAGGCAGGTTGTCAGGTGCTGATCCTAACATGCAGAACATGCCTCGTGGCGGTACGTTCCCTGTCAAGAAGGTATTCATATCACGCTGGGAAGGTGGATCAGTTATGGAAGCTGACTTTGCCCAGCTTGAGTTCAGAGTTGCAGCATTCCTATCGCAGGACATAACAGCTATTGATGAGGTAACTACAGGCTTTGATGTACATAGTTACACTGCCAAGGTTATCTCTGATGCAGGTCAACCTATGTCCAGACAGGACGCTAAGGCACACACATTTGCTCCCTTGTATGGAGCCAGTGGCTTTGGCAGATCACAGGCAGAGGCTGCATACTACAAACAGTTTACCAAGAAGTATCATGGTATTGCCAAGTGGCATGAGTCTTTAGCTAAAGAGGCACTCAACACTAGCAAGATCACGACACCATCTGGGCGTGAGTTTTCATTCCCTGATGTAACCAGACGCAGGTATGGAGGTGTGACATATTTCACACAGATTAAAAATTATCCTGTACAATCGTTCGCAACTGCTGACATAGTACCTATATCTCTGATATACATAGACAAGTTACTAACAGCAAACAAACTACGCAGTTGCGTAGTCAACACGGTGCATGATTCAATTGTAATAGACGTGCATCCACAAGAGAAGGAAAAGGTATTACAAGTAATCTCAGCAGCTAACTGTAAGCTGATTGAGATCATCAACAAACGATGGAATATTGATTTCAATATACCACTGTTATTAGAAGCAAAGATAGGCCCGAATTGGCTTGACACAAAAGACGTAGCATGATATAACTATCGTCTGTTTAAATTAAAAGGAGACTTACATATGAGTAACGTAACAACAATCGACACTAACAACTTCGCAACTATGGCTGTAGCAATGGGCATGGGTGCGGATCAACCCAAGGAAAACAACAAGGCTAGTACACTAGCACGACTGCGTATCCAACACACCCCACTGATGGGTCAGCAAGAGATTGCTGGTAAGATGAAGAACGTAGAGGTTGTAGCTGGTGGTAGCTACAAGCTAGAGATACCTGATGGCCCTACATACTACGCAGAGAAGGTATCTGTGCGTCCGTTCTTGCAACGGTTCATGTACAAGAAGTTCGTCAAAGGTAACGACAATACACCTAACAGGTTTGTCAAAACTGTCATGGCTAATGATCTTAACAGTGACATGAAGGACAACAACGGTGGGTTCAACTGTGGTAAACCTGCAGGGTACATCAAAGATTGGGCTGCATTGCCTGACTCAATGAAAGACCTAATAAAATCTATCAAACGAGTACGTGCTTTGTTTGGTACTGTAGAGATGGTCAATCCTACAGATGAAGGTGGTAGTCCTGTGGATGTAGACACTACCGCATTTATATGGGAGATTGACAATCGTGATGCATTCAAGATCATGGGTGACATGTTCTCCAAATACAACAAGATGCGTAGGCTACCACCACAACACTACATTGAGCTTGAGTCCAAAGAAGTACCACTACCTAATGGTAGCAGCTTCTATATTCCTACTGCTAGTCTTGATCTTAACAATACATTAGACATGGACAATGATGCACAGGAAAACTTTGCTAACTTCCTATCATGGATTGAGAACTATAATACCTACATCCTTAATGCATGGGATGAAAACATGCACAAGAATGAAGAGGTAGACATGGAGACAGTAGAAGAGTTTGTAGATATATCTGCAGAGGATTTCGTCTAATGAACCATCCTGCTGAACTGACGATTAATCAGTATCTGGAAAATGCTACATCAGGCAAGTCAACTATGTCAGATGAAACGATCAAACAGATCGGTGCAGATGTAATGGATGCAATTAAACGTCAGTTTGGTGGGGGCAACAAGCGTGATAAGTTTCGTTTACGTATGTCTAACATAGGTAGGCCGACTTGTCAGCTTTGGTTTGAGAAAAACAAGCCAGAGACAGCGTTGCCCAAACCAACAACCTTTATAATGAACATGTTGCTAGGAGATATAGTTGAAGCTGCCTTTAAAGGTATACTCAAAGAGGCAGGTGTTAAGTATGAAGACAAAGATAACCATGTTGAATTAGAGTGTCAAGGCACAAATATAAAAGGATCATACGATCTTGTAATCAATGACGCAGTAGATGATGTTAAGTCTGCTAGTGATTGGTCCTATAGGAATAAGTTTGAGTCCTACGAAACGTTGAGTGCCAGTGATCCATTCGGTTATGTGGGTCAGCTTGCTGGTTACGCTAAGGCATCAGGTAAGAAAGCTGGTGGATGGTGGGTAGTCAATAAGGCTAATGGTAAGATTAAATATATTCCTGCTACAGGTCTTGACATAGACGAAGAAGTTACTAAGTTAAATGATACAGTTACTACTGTAGAAAATAATGAGTTTGAAAGATGCTTTAGCCCAACACCCGAAACATTTAGGGGTAAGGCAACTGGAAACACAGTGTTAAATAGTAACTGTAAGTTCTGTGACTATCGACATGAGTGCTTCCCTACATTGGAAGAACTACCGTCTAAAGTATCACAGGCTAAGAACAAACCCATTGTTCAATACGTTATGTAAGAAGGAGAACTACATGTTAGGTGATGATGAAATAAAAGAAATGCATGAGCATATACAGGCTATGGAAAAAGAACTGTCTGAGCGTAAGAAAACTTTGCATGATGCTAAGTATCAAGGCTTACGTGCAGCTATGGAAGCTAGGAAACAAGCAGACGATGCTGTTAAGATGGAGCTAAAGGCTCTTGGTTACAACCAACCTTCTGCTTTTAGTATGCCACATATGCCGTTAAGTTGGAACTGGAAGTTCTAGTGAATAGTAGGCGATTTGCCAATGCGTTGAGGCATGGGTATAGAAGTGGTCTTGAGATAAAGAATAAAGACTTCCTAGTTGAGCATGGCATCAAAGTGAAGTATGAGGAACTCAAGATAGAATGGGAAGACCTCATGTACCGCATCTATACTCCTGACTTTGTACTACCTAATGGTATTATAGTTGAAACTAAAGGCAGGTTTACAGCAGATGACAGACGTAAACATGCGTTTATAAAACTACAACACCCAAAGCTAGACATTAGGTTTGTATTTGAAAGTAGTAGGCGTAAGCTGAGTAAGGGTGCAAAGACATCTTACGGTCAGTGGTGTGATAGAAACAAGTTTATGTACCATGACAGGATCATACCTGAAGATTGGTTATATGAGAAAGGTAAGGACATGCACCCAGATTTAGTGCCGTTTCCTTTAAAAAAAGTGAAGAGGAAGTAATATGTCAGATGATAAAATATTCTTAGACTTTAGCCCTAATGATTACATAATACGTATCAGTCCTTTTGTAGACAAGGACGGTGCATGGACAGGAGAACTACAAGTAGGTAGCTGTACTACAGATGAGAACACACTTAGTGATGAAGACTATGTTAATCTTATGCAACTAACACATATGTTACTAGCTGCTATACCTGCTATGGAACAAGACGATAATGTTAGAGAGGCTCTTTACAAACATGCCAAAGGTGTGTTAGAAGATAAAGAAGAAGCTCCCAAGCGTAGACTTGAGAGCATTGATGGTAACGTAATAAATGTAAACTTTAAGTAAGGAGAACATATAATGGACAGTACAATAACATTAAACGGAGAGTCAATTAGTATTGGAGACACTACACTGTCTGACAATGTAAACTCACCAGATCACTATAACTTTGCTGGTATCGAATGCATTGATGCTATTCGTGCAGCTACAGGACAAGATGGTTTCTGTTATTACCTACAGGGTAACATAATGAAATACCTATGGCGTTATCGTTACAAGAATGGTATAGAAGACTTGATGAAAGCTCAGTGGTATCTTAACCAGTTAATAGAGGAAGAAGACAGTGATAGTCAAGATGTTCTTAACGCTTAATGTAGATGAGGAAGAATACCCTGTACCTGTAGATGGCAGGGTAGAGGACGAATTGCAAGATGCAATACAAGAGTATGTCTATGATATAGATGGTGTAACAGTTAAAAAAATTAAAACAATAACGGAGTAAACATATGGATAATAATTATTTACCAACAGACTACCAAGGATTTATACACAAGTCACGTTATGCTAGGTGGTTGGACACAGAGAAACGTAGAGAGTCATGGTCAGAAACAGTAGACCGATACATGGATAATGTAGTTGGTGATAAGGTTGATGTTACCACTAAGGATGATATTATGTTTGCTATACTTAACCTAGAGGTTATGCCTAGCATGAGAGCCATGATGACTGCTGGCCCTGCACTAGAGCGTGACAACACTGCTGGCTACAACTGTAGCTACCTAGCCGTAGATGACCCTAAGTCCTTCGATGAGGCTATGTTCATCCTGTTGTGTGGCACTGGTGTTGGGTTCAGTGTAGAGAGGCAGTTCATTAGTAAGCTCCCTGAAGTTCCTGAGTTGTTCTACAGTGAGACTAATGTTGTTGTCAAAGACAGTAAAGAGGGTTGGGCTAAGGCGTTTAGACAAGTGCTTGCTCTCTTGTGGGCTGGGGAGATACCTCAGTGGGATGTATCTCGCATACGTCCTGCAGGTGCAAGACTAAAGACCTTTGGTGGTAGAGCCAGTGGCCCTGCACCTCTAGTCGATCTGTTCAGCTTTGCTATTACTACCTTTAAGAATGCACAAGGACGTAAGCTAAATAGTATTGAGTGCCACGATCTTATGTGTAAAATTGGTGAGGTAGTTGTAGTGGGTGGTGTACGTAGGTCAGCTATGATTAGCTTGTCTAACTTATCTGATGATCGTATGCGTCATGCTAAGTCAGGACAGTGGTGGGATACTGCATCACACAGAGCATTAGCAAACAACAGTGTTTGTTATACAGAGAAGCCAGATTCCGAAACGTTTATGCGTGAGTGGTTGGCATTAGTTGAAAGCAAGTCAGGAGAACGAGGTGTATTCAATAGGAAAGCTAGTCAAAACCAAGCTGCTAAGTACGGTAGGCGTGATCCTAACTACGAGTTCGGAACTAACCCATGCAGCGAAATCATATTGCGTCCGTATCAGTTCTGCAATCTTACGGAAGTTGTGGTACGAGCTACGGACACGATTGAAGACTTGGAAAGAAAAGTTAAATGTGCGACGATACTTGGCACGATCCAAAGCGCATACACAAAGTTTCCATACTTGCGAAAGGTGTGGCAGCGTAATACAGAAGAAGAACGTTTGCTTGGTGTGTCACTCACAGGGATAATGGATAACCCATTGATGACTACATCTAACAAAGGATTGGAAAAAACTCTTGAAACATTACGTGAACTTTCTGTTACTACTAATCATTTGTGGGCTGGTCGTTTGGGTATTCCAGCCTCGACTGCAATCACTTGTGTCAAACCGTCAGGCACTGTCTCCCAACTTGTTGACTCAGCCTCTGGAATCCATGCACGACATTCAGAGTACTATATTAGAACCGTCAGAGGTGACAACAAAGACCCACTGACTAAGTTCATGGCAGATCAAGGTGTACCTAATGAGCCTGATGTAATGAAGCCTGATGCTACTACAGTGTTTAGCTTTCCTATCAAGTCACCACATAACTCAGTAACACGTAATGATCTGTCAGCAGTACAACAGCTTGAGACATGGCTAGTGTACCAAAGATCATGGTGTGAACATAAGCCAAGCATAACCTGCACTGTACGAGATGATGAGTGGATGTCCGTAGGTGCATTTGTATATGAACACTTTGACGAGATGTCAGGTGTGTCATTCTTGCCACACTCAGATCATACTTATCAGCAAGCACCTTATCAAGAGGTTGGCAAGTCTGATTATAATATGCTATTGTCAGTTATGCCTGATCGAATAGATTGGGCTGGGCTGTCTGAGTACGAGAAAGACGATAACACTGTTGCAATGCAAACTATGGCTTGCTCTGGTGACGTATGTGAAGTAGTAGACTTAGTATAAGGAGATATAAACATGTCTACCGTCACCATAGGTGAAACAGAATACGATACAGATAACTTTACTGAGGAACAAAACAAACTCCTTGGTGAGTTATCGTATTGTAGTAAGTTAATTACACAATTAAAGTACCAACTTGCTAGTCTTAATGTTACGAATGACATTCTGATTGACAAGATAAAAAAATCACTAGAAACCTAAACAGAATCGGAGTAAGTATGACCGCATATAGAAAACCATTCTCACAAAAACTTTATGGCAAATTCGATAGTGTAGCTAAGGATGCATTGATCTCTCACCTTATGGGTGAGGGTCATGCTCTTGTAGATAGCACTGAGTCTTATGATGCAGACGTAGTAACAGAGAAAGATGGAGTAAAGTATTATAGTGAAGCTGAAGTAAAGACTGCATGGAAAGGTAGTTGGCCTACACATTGGGCTGAGATACGTATACCTGAACGTAAAAAGAAACTGTTAGCTAAACATGGGAACTTGAAGTTTTATATCTTTAGTGATACAATGCAGCAATGCTGGTGTATTGATAGCAGCTTACTAACAGATGACAAACTACGTGAAGCTAGAGGACGTAACATCTACAACGGTGAACAGTTCTATCACGTACCTTACACAGAAGCAGAGTTAATCAACGTAGCATAAGGAGAATACTTATGAAGAACAATACTAAAAGCAGAGCCTCACGTGGCTTAGGTAAATACGATGCACCACTAAGAGTGCAATATCAAATGGGTTATTCCGCATTCAAGAACGGACAAACCCTGTCAAGCCCATTCAACGGTGACACGATGCAGCACCGTGAGTGGGAGCGTGGGTTTAACAAAGCCTACTTCAACCAACTTAAAAAGGTGAAAGACCATGAACGAACTACAGGCAGAAGCAGACCAGTTTCTAAAGGAGAAGTACAGCATGTCTGACTTTAACTCATACCAACGCAGTGCGTCACGTACTTCAATCTATCCTGACCAGCATAAGATACTATACCCTGCGTTAGGGTTAGCTGGTGAGGCAGGAGAGGTAGCTAACAAGGTCAAGAAACTTATACGTGATGGACCAGAGAACAGACCTAAGACATGGAGAGAGGACATAGCCAGTGAGATAGGTGATGTACTCTGGTACTGTGCTGCATTAGCTACTGACCTTAACCTTACCTTGGGTATGATAGCTGCACAGAATGAAAAGAAACTCATGGCTAGAAAAAATGCAGGTACAATTGGTGGAAGTGGTGACACTAGATAAAAAAGAGGGGCTTAATTGCCCCTCACTTTATTTTGCCTAATGCAATTAACACATCTATGTGTTTTCTATTTCCTAAATCAAGTTCTATAGTTGGGTAATTTTCTGCAAATAGTAACTCTGCTTTTCTCCTTCTTTGTTCTGGTAGTTTTGAGTACTGATAAGTACTGTATGCTAAAGGATTTCTTATTAATGCTTTCTTTTCCGTTGCTGTACGGATTAAATCTAAATAACTTTTTAAATTTTCGTTAACAGAATCTTTTTGTACAGTTCTTAGATACTGTTTAAGACTGTTTTTATTTTGTAAGCCTGTTGATTTTTTCCACCTTATCTCTGCACGTTGTGCATCACGTTTAGCTTGACGTATAACTGTTGGCAAATACTTGCTCATCATTTCGTTTTGTTCATTACGAACCGATCTTATTTTGTGCCTACTACCTAGTGCAAAGTTTGGATCGTCATAACCTATAGAGTATAGATATTCTATATCATCATTTCTATCTTTTAAATCAATACCACCAAATAATTTAAGTAATCCACCTGTACGTTTTTCTTCTGAACCAGTTACAGTTTGTCTATCAGGTAGTGCAGCTTCTTCTTCAGCAGTCATAAGACCACCTCGTTGTTCTGCTGATCTTCTAGCTTGAATTTGTACTTGAGATAATTCATTGTCTAGTGTAAACTCTGGTGCTACCTCTTTACGGTCTGTAGTTCTAATACCCAAACCTCTATCTAAATCTATCATTTGAAATAGTGGAGCACCCCACGAAGTCATCCATTGACCAAACACTTTAGCTATAGCTTCTCTTCTTTTTTCTTTACTTAACTTATCACCGCCATCAATACCAGAACCTAGTGATTGTAATTCTTCTACAACAATATTACCTGCACCAGCCCTAATAGCTGCACCACCAAGAAACAATTCAAAAAATTTATCTGTGCCATCCCAACTTTCCATTGTTCCATCTTCATATTCATTAGCTGCTCTTCCTATCCAATTAGCTTGTGCTAAAGGATAAGTACCTACAATATTCATATTTTTATCAGTAAAAGGAACAGGTAATTGCTCAAAGTTTTCTGGTCTATCTGGATTATCACTATTATGATATGCTGTATAAGCTCCTACCAAACCCCAACCGACCATATTTTTAGATATTTTATCAAACTCTTTAGGTGTCATTGGACCTTTAACACCTTTACCAAAAAGGTTTCTTATTTTTCTACCTAATGGACCTGTTGCACCAATAGCAAGTTCACCAAAAAATTCAATACCACTAGCAATAAATCTAGGAAAAGGTATAAACACTGTGCCTATACCTGATTTAGTAATTAACTCTGCTGTTCTACGTAGTATAAGATTTTCTGGTTGCCCAGAGTACGTAACTTTAAGTGCTTTATCTACAGAGTCAGCTAATAAATTATTAAATGATCTACCGTCTTTAGGTCTAACTTTACTTGTGTCATTCATAAAGTCTGCAAGTTCACCAGCTTCTAATCTATCTTGAAAGTTATCTATACCCCACTCACGTTTAACCAAACGATTAAGTTCTGCAAAGAAAGTGGCATTACGTATTGCATGTTCTTGTATTCTATTTGGTGTGTTTAAAACATTGCTCAAGTCTTCTGCCATGCTTAACATCTCGTCTAAGTTTTTACCTATTATACCAGTAGCTTGACCTCTACCTAAACCCTGTTGAAGTTCATGTAAGTTTTCGTACATCATCTTATGCATCTCAGGATATTCACTTAATATATATCTACTAAAATCATTTGCCTGTACAGGATCACGCATTAAATTTTTCATACCGTCCATAGACCCACGCCATGCGGCATTAGAAGCACGAATATTTATTACACTTTTTAATCCTTGTTTAGCACCACCTCTTTGTGTTTCTAACATTACATTAGATAACAAATTAGATAAGCCCTCTATTGGATTTCTTACAACAGCACTCTGTAAGTTTCTTGCAGCAACGGCTACTGGTGCAACTAGTAAACCTCTACGTATACTTTCTGGTCTAAGTATCCATCTTTTCCAAAAGTCTTTAAAACCTTTTTCTCTATTTATTGCAATCTTAGAATCTAAATCAGTAACTATAGATTTAGGTTTTTGTTTATTAATAGTACTAAACTTTTGTAGTATTCGTCCTGCTTCAGATGCACTACCATAAGTAGCTAATACAAATTCTTCAAACTTTAAATTATTTGCATCTAACATATCCATAATTTTATCTGGTTTTAAGTCTTTGCTTAATACAAGATGTAACATATCATCTATAAGGGTTTCTCGTTTACCTATTTGTTCAGGATATAATTTATTAAAATCAGACAGTAAACCTATTAAACCTTCCATAGAAGATGCAGTTACTATGGGTTTAGTTATTCCTTCTTCACCGAGGTCTATATCAAAACGTTGTCCTTTACTAGCATTAACTAGTTCACCTGTTTCATCTACACCAACCATTGATAATTCTTTAGCCCTAATACCAAACGCTTTATCCATACCAGCCGCAGACACTTTAGATTTATCAACTATAAGTCTTGTTTTGCCATTCTTTAAAGTTTCTTCAGTAGATATAGTTACCTTATTACGTTTTTCAAATTCTTTAATTAATTTTTTACCTATGCCCTGATTAATAGCAAGATTTGCTTTATCGTGTACAGAGGCTTCTTTTTCAGTACGTATTTTTTCTTGTCTATCACGAGCAAATCTTGTTCTGTCTGTTATAGGTCTGCCTGTTACATTAGATTTTTTTCTAGTTACAGCTTTTTTTGTAACTTTAGCTAGTTTACCTACACCACCAGCTACCTCAGTTGCACCAAATAAAGCCATAGCATAGTTTCCTACAGCATCTAACTTACGACCTTCACTCCACGCCCTACGACCAAACTCTATATCATTACCTACACCTACTGCAATAGTTGCTGGATTAAATATTGTATCAGCGCCTATAATATAATTAATTGCGCCTAGACTTAACTCTGTATCTAACAGTGCCTGAGTAGCTAACCTTGTTTGGGCATTATCTGAAGTTAAATTTTTGTGTAACTGTTCAAATCTACCTTTTAAATTTTCGTATTCTACGTTGTCTGACTCTTGAAAAAAATCTTCTGCTGTTTTAGGTAAATTTTCGTATGTTTCAATTTGTTTTGGAGTTCCAGTAGCACGTACATGCATAGCAAATTCTTCTTCAGTATTAAAGCCTCTTGACTTTAATAATTCTTGACGCTCTAAAAATTGTTTATCTGCAGATGATAGTTGTTGTGTTAATCTATCTGTTACTTCTTCATCTAAGTTCGCACCAACAGGACCACCATAATCTAGGTTTTGTTTATTTAAAAATTCATTTATATATTCTTCTCTAAACTTTAAAGATATTCTTTTATCAAGAGCTTTAGAATTTTTATAATCTTCTAAAGTCATTTGCTCTTGCAGTCTAGGAGTGTTGTTCCAGTAGTCTGTAGCCTTTTTAGTTTCTTCAGTTTGAAATTGATCTATGGTAGCATCTAAAAATTTTGTTTCTGTTTCAGGTACAAAACCTGTAAGCTCTTCAAAGTTTTCTGGAAAAAAGTTTTGTCCTTCTACTTCTCCCATAATTTCTTCTTCACGCATGGTATCAGTAGGCAATAACGTTTCAACCTCTGAAACAACAGGAGAAATAACAGGCTGTTCTTCTACAGCAGGCTCTTTCTGTACTACAGGTTCACTGACTTCATTATCATTCCAAGCACTAGGTAGTAACTCATCCTGAGATAGCACAGGCTCTTCCTGTACTACAGGTTGTTCATCTTCATTATCATCCCAAGCACTAGGTAGTAAATCACTACTCATTATAAAATCCTATTGGATAAAATTTACTATCTCCATTTGCTTGTTCAGGTCTTGCAAAAACAAAAGGCCATGCTAGAGATGCAGTTGGATTATCTCTGTTTAATCCTTTATATTCTAAAGGAGTTTCTATATAAGTTTGTATTCTACCATCTATACTTAATACATTTCCTACTTTTAATAAACCTTTTTTGTATAAGTTTGCTGCTTGTGCAGATGTATATGTAGTTTGACCTTCAGGTGTAGGATAATAATAACTTCCAAATTCAACAGCACTGTCACCAAGTTTTAATTTTTCTTCGTCTGATGCACTACTTATAGCACTTACACGTTTAGCATTTTCTCTAATTTCTCTGATCGCATTATCAAAAGCAGGTTGTACAAACGCTTCTAAATTAGAAGACTTAACACTGCTTGAATCATTACGTTTTAACATCATATTAGCAGCGTTAAGAACAGATACTTGAGCAGCAACTTCTCTACCACCAATGGCTTTTGTTATCTGACCTTCTAAACTTTCAAAACCTTGGGCAACTTGAGTTATACCAGAAAATAATTTAAAATCATTACGTAAATCAGCATTACTATATGGATCACTATCTTCCTTTTTAGCAGTAGCTAACTGTTCTTTTATAATAGATTCATTTCTTTTACTTAAAGCACTATATTCTTCAGAAGCAGGATCAAGAGATAACATTTGTTGTACTATACCAGCTCTTAATTCCCCAAGGCTTTTTACAGGTTTAGCAACAGGTTTTATTATAGCACCTAAAGCTGTAGGATCAAACTCTAAATATGGAGATTTGTCAAAGCCCTCTGGTAAGTCACCTTTAAATCTACCTTGTGGTCCTACAGCAGCTTTAAATTCATCCATAGTTTCAGAGTATTTAAATAATGTATTTGGATCAGCACCATTTTCCATAGCAGTAGCACCATATCCAGCTATTGTAGTTGCATATGTGTTACCTTGACCTAAAGCATATCTACTAATGTCATCATTAAATCCTGCAGCTTTTAATGCTTGTGCAGCTTCAGAAGCAGCTTTTTCTGTATCACGCCTTATATCACCACGAGTTCTTCTATTAATAGCGTCTTGTTGTTTTTGAAATTTTCTATCCCATGACTCATCTTCACGAGCTTGAGCTTCTTCAGCCTTTACTTTATCTACAATAACATCTGCAAACCCACCTGCAAACTGCATAAAATTAAATGCCATATTAAGCTCTCCTTGCCATTAGTCCTGTAGCAGGTGGCTCACTAGCCTCTGCAGGTTCTTCTTCCATCATAGGCTCTGTGTCCTCTACAGGTGCATCACCTGCAGCTTCCATCTTAGCCTTAACCTTCTTCATAGCTACAGCTATAGTTGAATCTCTAAACTTATCTTCATCAGGGTCTTCTAGTTCTGTACCCATAACATAGTCAACACCTTCTTCATCACCTATGTAAGCTAACATCTCCATGATTACTGGTAGTATTAGAACACCTACGTCAATAGTATGCTTACCCATCATAACACCATTACCTTGTAGGGCATTGGCTATAGATGTAAGTGGTACACCTAGTTCCATAGTCTCTGCTATTTGATCACGAAACAATGGGTTCATTATACGTTCAGCATAGAACTGCATAGCGTCATCTACATTAGTGTACTGTGCAGGTCTTTGCCAAGGGTACTGACCTAGTTTACTAGTTAAACTCTGGCCTGGGATATGTCTTTCAAAGTTAGGCTCTTCCATCATGCAGTTTCTTTCTTTGATCACGTACTTGATTAAACATTTCTTGTGCTCTTTCGGCAGGTTCTAATGTTTTCTTTTTTTGTTCAGGTTTTTTACGCATCATACCCATAAGACCAGTACTAACTGGCTCTATAGGTTTAATCATAGTTCTGTTTTTCATGTATTTTATGTATGCTCTTCCAGCAGGATTAGTTTCCATTATATTTTCCTATTATTAACTACCAAGACCAAAACTACCAAGTATGCCACCTGACAAATCACTTGTAAGTAATGTTGCTGCAAGCTGACCTAATGAGTTAGAAGCAGATGCATCTCTTGATGCTTTAGCCGCATCTGCATCAGACATTGCATCTAATTGGGCTATGGCATAGTTAGCTGCACGATCTGCTTCATTTTCAGAAGCCTTATATGCATTATCCATTTGATCACCGTAATGTTGCCACATATTATCGTATGCTTGGTTCTGAATGTCAAGAGTATTCTTAGCATTAATTTCATTTGCTCTGTTCTGTGCTGCAGTATCTGCAGTTGCTACTTCTCTACGCCACTGTGCATTAGACTGAGCAATTACAAGTTCGTTCTGTGCGTTAAACTGATCAGCAGCATTAGATTGTGCTACATTAAACTGTTCCATAGCATTTTCTTGTCCAGCATTAAACTGTGATATAGCTGTCTGTTGTGCTTTATTAAACTGATCTACCTGTGTTTTTAAGTTAGCATTGAACTGATCTACTTGCATCTCTGAGGTAGCATTAAATTGCTCAGATGCATTTACAGATGCCTGATCAGACAGTAGTGTTTGCTGTACAGCTTGTGCTTTAAATATAGCTACTTGTTGTTCATTACTTAAATTAGCTAAGTCAAGCTGTAAGAAGTTCTGTGCGTTAAGAACTTGTGCCTGTTGAGCGTTAGACAGTTCAGCCATATCCATAGATGCAAAGTTAGCTGCATTTTGTAAGGTAGCTGCCTGTGTAGTGTTAAGTTCTGCTAGTCCAATAGACTGCATCAAGGATGAGTTATGCAATACTTCTTGTTGATCAGAAGTAAAATTAAGATTAGCTGCATCAGAGTAACGTGCAGCAGTATTGATTGCTACCTGTTGATCATTAGTTAATACTTGACCTTGTAAAGCCTGTGCAAGATTAGCACTAGTAATATAAGATTGTTGTTTTGCACTAGCATCTGCTAAGTTAGTTTGCAATTCACCTACATTATCTTGCAACACTGCTTGCTGTCTGTTACTCAAGTTTATGTTAGCTTGTTCTGCATACCTAGCTGCAGTTATAATATTAGACTGTTGTGTATTGTCTAATACTTTACCTTGTAATGTAGTTCTAATTTGTGCATTAGCTAGTTCTACAGATTGCCTATTAGATAAGTTAACTTTCTGTAGGTCAAATGCTTGTACACTATTTTGCAAGTTCATCTGTTGTTCGTTACTTAGGTTCTGTAAAGACAAACCTTGTTGTGCAGCAGCATTAGCAAGTGATACCTTTTGTTGGTTGTCTAAGTTAGCCATGCCCATTGCTGCATACACTTGAGCATCTTGTTGTGCAATAGGTAAGGCACTTTCCATAGCGGCCTGTACGATAGCTGCAGCAGCCATAGAGGACGCTGCCATACCACGAGATAGCATAGCCTCATTAGCCGCACGTATGGCCCCTGCAGCCCACGCAGGAGTGCCATTATCAAAACTCTTCATAAGACTAGATAGTTGACCTTGTACAGTTGCCTGTGCAGTAACGTCACCTTGCATAGCTACAGCAAGTGTACCACTAGAAACAGTAAATGCTTCCATCTTTGCAGCTATGTAATCTGTAGTTTCATCTGACAAACCAGTGTCAGTTTCTTTCATTGCCTGTACACTTCGCATTATACTGTCTGAGATTTTTGCAGGTGGTGGTAATTCTTTAGGATCAACTGTACTTGTCTGAGCTACAATCTTTTTTAATCTGTCAGATATAGAAATGTTAGCTTCTATTGCTTTTAAATCTTTACCTTTAACTTCTGCAATTTGTTTAGCTGTAACCTCTAAATCAATAGGATTAACTGCACGTTCAATACGATCTGCAGCTACTTTAATTGCTTCGTCTGCTTGTCCTTCTGCACGTATAGTGTCTGTCTGTCCTACTACTTCTCGTGTAAGAGTATCTTGTGTCTGTGCCTCTAAGTTTTTTAACTTTTCTTCTGCTGTATCAGTTATTTCTTTGCCATCATACGTTTGTTCTGATACAACATCAGGAGCATCAGCATCAAATGATTTAGCTTTTGTAGTAACACCTTGTGCTACACTATCTAATTGACCTGTACCTTCTTTAATAAACTGATCAGGTTGTACATCTATCTTATCAGCTATAACTTTAGTACCAGCTTTTTCAGTAATGGCAGATGCAGGGTCTTGAAATCTATCTTTAGTTAAATCTTTAACAGTTTTTTGTGTAGATTGATATACAGGAGCAAGATCAGCCTGTCTTTCCATATCATCTGCAAGTTCTTCTACTTTACTATCTAATAGTTCTTGATAGTATGAGTTAACACGAATTTCATTACCATCATCATCTAGTTGAGGTTCTCCTTTATCGTTTAATAATGTTGTGTCAGGGTCTTTTTTTGCTAAGATATTTAATCTGGAAACTTCTAATTTTTTTGATTCAATATTTTTTATAGTTTTATTATATTCTTCTTCAATATTTTCTATATCTGTAGTAACACCTTTTGCACTTTCATCAGCAATGTATCTGCGATACGTATCCTGATTATTTATAAATGCTTTATTTTTTGCCTCATAATTATTTTCTTTTAATTTAGATATTACTGGAGTAATTTCATCAGTAAGTGTTTTTTTAGCGTCATTTAAATTGTATCTATTAACAACTGTAGATGTACCATCTTCAAAAGTAAATATCCAATTTTCCTCACCACCTGATACTTCATACTTATCTGGATTAGGAACTAATTTTTCTGTACCATCAACACCTATTAACTTGTCAAACATTTCATCACTAGGTAACTTATCTGATTCCAAAAGCATATCAATGCCTTTTTGAGAATGAGGATTCCAAGTAAGACCTTCAAGCATTTCATCAGTATTAACTTTTTTAGGTGCGCCTTGTGATGGATCATATTGAATAGCATTATTAGCTTTTGCCCATTCTTTAAATTCTTGAATGTTTTTAAATTCTATATCGTCTGTACCTTCTCTACCTTTTAGTAAATAAGCAGTAGTATAAGTTGTAGAAGTTTCACCAGTATCTAAATCTTTAGCAACACTTGGGATTTTATATGATCTTACAGTATAAGAATTATCTGCCGCATTAAGTATACCAGGTATACTAGTATACTTTCTATACAGTTTGCCATCATTACCCCGTCTATGAAGTTGAGGGTCAAAATCATCTTCTGGTTCTACAGGTAATGTTTTAGCAGGATCATCACGCTCTACAACACTACCATCCATATTTCTTTTAATACCTTGATCATCAAAGTATGTACTGTAGTCTGGTTCTTTTTCTTCCTCTACTGCAGGAGTAATTGCTGTATCTACAGGTGTAGTAGTTGTTGTATCTACAGGTGTAACTTGTTCTTGTTGTGCTTTAGCTTTTGCACCTGCTAGTGTATCAACACGAGTTTGTGTAGGTGTTACTGTTGTTGTATCTCTAGGATCAGCTATACCTGTAGCAGGTTGTTGACTAACTCCTGTACCATCTGAAGTAAGTGACGGACCATAACCTGTAATGTTACCTTGACTATCATATATAGGAACCATATCAGCAGTCTGATAGCCTTTTGAAAGTTGATCTTTTGCAATTGTTTCTGTAGGTGTACCTGCTGGCCCTAAACTAGCTTGATAGGTATTACTTTGAGGATCGCCTGTTCCCATTTGCGGTGGTGTACTTGCAGGTGTAGTTGCATCAGGTCGTGTCTGACTAGAGGTAGGAACTAAACTACCATCACTATTTCTTAATCTACCTTCATTATCAAAATACTGTGAATAGTCAACACCACCACCATTAGCAAAGTTTTGTACCATGCCACCATTAACCATCTCAAGTGCTTTCTGTTGATACATACCCATCTGTTGCATTTTGTCAGGATTTTGATTTAAGTATTCGTTAAACCCCTGCATATCTCCTTGATACCCTAGAGTACCAGCAATACGTTGCATAGCTTCAGGTTTAAATCCTTTAAATTGTTTCATTATCTAGTTCCTATCCATACCAAGCCAAACAAACTACCTATAAATATAAAGAATAAAGTAATGCCTGCACTCCATTCTATTATTGTCTGTTGTAACTCTAGTCTTCTGTATTCATTTTCTTTTTTCTGAACACGTATCTCTGCTTCTATTTTAAGTAACTCTTCCCAATGAGAAGGTCCGTACACTACAGAAATAAAATCTTTAAGTTCGGCTCTCATTGAGTCACGTTTTTTCTTAGCTGCGAATATTTGCATGGCCTCTGACTCAACACCACCACCTAATACTTTAAACACACTAGGTTTTTGATTACGTTTGTCTACAAAGTCTATGTCTGACATTGCTCCTGCCCATTGTGACAGTTGACCACCCATGTCTTGTAAATCTTTGCCTACTTGTATACCTTTTTTAAGTGCATTAAATGCGGCTGTTGCACCTGCGATAGCAGTAACTGGATCAATCATACGCAGTGCCTCTTATAGTATTAGTTTCTAACTGCCATCTTTTCTACAGACATACGAATAGCTTTAATGTTTTCATCTATTCTAGCCATAGATACAGCCTGTCCATGT